ATCGAAATATATTATGTAAAGTAAGAGATGTGACACGCCGTCTGACCTGCGGTTTTGTAAATGGATTTGACAAGGCTGGTATGCTACTAGCCTTCGGCAGGCTTTCAAAGCCTGAACGCAAGCCCCGTAGGGGTGAGCTTGCGAGTTCGTGGGCTATAGCATTTGGGCTACTGCTATGTCTAGTGTTACTAGAAACAGCTGCCATAGAGGTTGATACAGCAAAAGCCATAACTACAAAGAAATCCGTTTATACAATTACACCTAAGATATATGCTAAATACGCATTAAATGATGATAAACAATATAAGTGCATATTAGAGCTATACAGACGAGAGAGTAATTGGAGACCTGAAGCACGCAATGGTAGTCATCATGGCATACCACAAATGCGCAATGAGATCATGCTCACAAGAACGCCTGTGCAACAGGTAGCCTTAGGCATTAAGTACATAGAGCATAGATATGGCACTACTGATATGGGTATACCTAACGCATGTAAAGCATTAAATCACTTAAAGACTAAGGGCTGGCATTGAGACGACAGACACAACAACAGCGCATATTAGGTAGTGGTAAGTGGAAAGCAGTAAGGCTTAGAGTGCTGGCTCGTGACGGGTATCAATGTGCCTACTGTGGCACCCACCTTGATAAGACCAACGCTCAGGTTGATCATGTTACGCCACTAGCAAAAGACGCTTCCGACCCATTTAATATGGACGGGTTAGTAGCAGCTTGTAAGAAATGCAACAGCACTAAAGGCGATCGGGTTTTTTTAGCACATGTTCTACCCCCCCTGCCTTTATCAGGACGCTCTCTCCCTGAGACTCAGGTCACACAACCTCTGTCACCCTTCTCAAAGGGCTCTGAAGCCTAAATGAGCGATGTTAAGGGCAAGGGTGACCTACCAAGACGAGGGGCTAGGTCAAAACCGCTTATAGGGGCTGTAAAGCCTCGCATTTGCACACCTCTGCTAAAAGGTGCGTCTAGAATTGATGAAGTTTCAGATTTAGCAGATAAAATTGGTATGCCATTGCTACCTTGGCAGCGTTTCGTGCTAGAGGATATGTTGAAGGTAGACAAGGACGGTATGTTCGTCCGCAAAACCTCGTTATTGCTTGTAGCTCGTCAAAATGGCAAAACACACCTTGCTCGTATGCGAATCCTTGCTGGTCTGTTCCTATTTGGCGAAAAAAACATATTGGCTATGTCCTCTAACCGCAATATGGCATTAGATACATTTAGGCAGGTTGCTAACACTATTGAGGATAACCCTTTCTTAAAAGCACAGGTTAGACAGATCAGGTATGCCAACGGTCAAGAATCAATTACATTGCTTAATGGTGCAAGGTACGAAATTGTAGCTGCAACCCGAGACGGGTCTCGTGGTAAGACAGCTGATCTGTTATACATAGACGAATTACGAGAAATTAGCGAGGAAGCATTTAAGGCAGCTGTGCCAACGACTAGGGCAAGACCTAATAGTCAGACTATTCTGACCAGCAACGCAGGTGACGCATTTAGCACAGTATTAAATGACATGAGGGAACGGGCATTGTCCTACCCAAGCAAGACATTTGGATTTTATGAGTACTCAGCACCTATGCAAGCAAGACAAGACATACACAATCGTAAATACTGGGTGCAAGCCAATCCTGCCATTGGTCATACGGTTACCCTTGAAGCAATAGAGGAATCAATCGCCACAAACAGCATTGAAGCTACATTAACTGAGACCCTTTGTATTTGGATAGATAGCCAAGTCAGTCCTTGGACATTTGGGTCAATCGAGGCATGTTCTAATAGTGATTTATTACTGCCTATTGGCACAATGACGGTATTGGCATTTGATGTAAGTCCAAGTAAGCGATCAGGTGCCTTAGTTGGCGCACAAATAACACCTGAAGGCAAGATAGGTGTTGGAGTCATTGAGACCTATACGAGCGAAGTCGCTATTGATGAGATTAAAATGGCTAGTCAGATAAACGAGTGGGCTATGAAATACCGCCCAGTGAATATCGGCTATGACAAGTACGCTACTGCTAGTATTGCTCAAAGACTTACTCAATCAGGGCATAAATTGATAGACATATCAGGACAGTCATTCTATCAAGCCTGTGGTGAACTAGCTGACGCCCTCAGCAACCTCCGTTTAGTTCACCAAGGTCAACCCGAGTGGGTAGCGTCAATGAATAACGCTGCGATGAAAACAAATGACGCAGGTTGGAGAATCGTCCGACGCAAATCAAGTGGAGATGTCCAGTCAGCTATCGCTACTGCAATGTGCGTACACATGTTGTCAAAACCAATATCAGTTCCTCAGATTTATGTCTAGGTTTTGTGATATACTTCACCTATGGGATTTTTCCGCAACTTAATTGGTCTAGAGGATAAATCAACAATTAAGGCGCAACTTGCCCCACCTGTCGTTTCAGACCCTTTTAATTTTTACTCACAGTTCACACCATTTCAGTCAGTAAGTCGTGAGGAAGCTGTAACTGTTCCTAGCGTCTTGCGTTGTCGCAATTTAATTGCCACAACTGTTGGCGTAATGGAATTAAAGACTTATGCAAAAGCAACTAAAGCAGAAATACCAAATTTACCTTGGGTAAACCAATTATCTAAGTCAGCACCTAATTCAGTTATATTAACTGCAATAGTTGACGCTTTAATTTTTTACGGTACTGCTTATTTAGAGGTTACTGAGGTTTATCAAGATGATAACCGTCCAGCAAGATTTGATTTTGTAAATAACACACGAGTACAAGTACAACTTAATAAATTAAATACTTTTGTTGACTTTTATACGGTAGACGGTCGTGAGCGACCAATGTCAGGTATTGGTTCACTTGTAACTATCCAATCACCTATTGACGGTATCCTTCACGCTGGCGCAAGAATTCTAAGAGCTGCTATTGATTTAGAAAAAGCCTCAGCAACAGCGGCGTCAACACCAGTACCTTCAGGTATCTTAAAAAATAACGGTGCTGATCTACCGCCTGCTGAAGTTTCAGGATTATTGGCAGCATGGAAGCGATCAAGAGCTGAGCGATCAACTGCATACCTAACTTCAACCTTGGAATATCAGCCAACTTCATTTAGCCCTAAAGACATGATGTACAACGAGGCATTACAGTACATGGCTACACAAATTGCTCGTTTGTTCAATGTACCTGCTTATTATATTTCAGCAGATCAAAATAACAGCATGACTTATGCCAATGTCCAAGATGAGCGTCGTCAGTTTGTTTCGCTATCGCTTCAACCTTACATTTCAGCAGTAGAAAATCGTTTTAGCATGGACGATCTATCACCAATTACACAGTTTGTTGCATTTGATATGGACAGCGGTTTCCTTCGGGCTAATCCAATCGAAAGATTAAATGTAATTGAAAAAATGCTTACCCTAGGTTTAATAAGCGTAGAGGAAGCCCGAGCAATGGAAGAATTGAGTCCTAATGGAAATAATTAACTTTTCAGCTGATTTAGAAGCGTCAGAATCCCGTCGAATTATTGCTGGCAAAATTGTGCCATTTGAAAACGAGATCGGTCAAACTTCAGTTGGTTCTGTAATTTTTGAAAAAGGTTCTATTGAAATTGAAGATGTTAAGGCTGTTAAATTGTTATTAGAGCATGACCCTAAACAACCTATTGGGCGCATGAAAAATGTATCTGAGGACGGCTCAGGTATTTATGCAGAATTCAAGGTTAGCAATACAACTCGTGGTACAGATAGCCTCATTGAGGCAAGCGAAAACCTGCGATCTGGGCTGAGTGTTGGAGTTGAAGTTATTAAGGGAAAGAATAGCAATGGCGTGTATCGAGTAAGTGCAGCACGCCTAATTGAAGTTTCACTTGTACAAGCTGCTGCCTTCAAATCAGCAGAGGTATTGAGTGTTGCTGCGTCACAAGACGCAGAAGTTACAACCGAAACCAAAACAGAAAATGAGGAAATTGTGGAAAACACAACACCTGAATCTGTTGCGACTGAGGTAACAGAGACCGTTGCGGTTGAAGCCTCTGCTCGTCCAACAGTAGCAGCACCTATTTACACTAAGCCTCGCTTAGAGTTCACAAAAGAGAAGTTCCTAGAGAACAGCCTTCGTGCGCAATACCTAAATGATGACTCTGCTCGCCAATACATTGCAGCAGCAGCAGATACAACTGACAACGCAGGTCTTATCCCAACTCGTCAGCTAACTGAAGTTATCAACCCATTGTCAAACGCTGATCGTCCATTTATTGACTCAATCTCATCTGCTGCACTTCCAGACGCAGGTATGACATTTGAAATTCCTAAATTGACACAAGCACCAACAGTTGCAGTAACAGCTGAAGGCGCAGCACCGTCTGAGCAAGATCAAACAGTTGCTTTCTTATCAGTAGATGTTAAGAAATACGCTGGACAACAAACTTTTTCAGTTGAGTTGCTAGATCGCTCATCACCAGCATTTTTCTCTGAGTTAGTTCGTCAAATGGAGTTTGCTTACGCAAAGGCTACTGACACAGCAGTTGGCTCAGCACTTATCACAGCTGGAACAGACGGCGGAAACCGTACTCTTACAGCAGCTAATATCCAAGACTTCATTTCAGACGCAGCAGTTTCAATTTACTCAGGTACATTGGGATTTGCAGAAAACATTGTAGTTTCACCTGAGCAATGGGGTGCTTTAATGGGTCTAGTAGACGGTTCAAACAGAGCTGTATTTACTCAGACAATTAACCCACAAAACGCTTCAGGTAACCTAACACCTACAAATGTTCGTGGCAACATTGGTGGATTAAACCTTCGTGTGTCTCGTGCATTATCAGGAACTGGCGACAACTCAATGATCGTCATTAATCCTTCATCATACACATGGTACGAATCAAACAAGTACCGCTTAGAAACAAACCTAATTTCAACTGGTCAAATCCAAGTTGCATACTACGGTTACGGCGCAATCGCTAATAAGGTTGCAGCTGGCGCATATAAGTGGATGGTTGCATAACCTTCCGTTAAAGGAAATAACTGTGTAGGGGCGTTGGAAGCCTTCGCCCCTATACTCTAAGAAAGGACGACATGCCAGCTTCAATGCCAACTATTGCGGAATTACGCAGCGCACTCGGGATAGGCACTTTGTATAGTGACACCGTAGTTGATGAGGCATGTCAATCAGCACAAGATATAGTTTTATCATATTTGTGGTTTAACAATTACAACATTATTGCTAGAGAGTGTACGACTACCCTAGGCACAGTTTATACAGATGTTAAACACAATTTAAGAGTTGGCGACACAGTCGCTATCGAAAATGTACGAGCGCACTTTAACGGAAATAAAACAATTACAAAGGTAACGGATTACAGCATTTCATTTGTTATATCTCACAGCTCAGCAGAGGAAAAACACGAAGTAATTCCTTATGGCACAATAGTTGCTTACACAGCTGTTGATTACCTAACCGTGCCAGCTGTTAACGAAGCTGCCCTTATGATCGCCGTAGACATTTGGCAAGCACGCCAAGCAAGCAACGCAGGTGGCATATCACCTGATTTTCAACCTTCGCCTTATCGTATGGGCAACACTTTAACTGCAAGGGTAAGAGGTTTATTAGCACCTTATTTAAGTCCTAATAGCTTGGTAGGCTGACATGGCTGTCGCCGTTACGACACTTCGGTCTACCCTTGCGGCTGCGTTAGAGAACGCAGGGGTATGGCAGGTCTTTTCCTTTCCGCCTGCCACACCCATTGCAAACTCTGTAATCGTCCAGCCTGATGACCCTTATATTGAGCCAAGCAATAATATCTACTCAACAGTAGCCCCTAAAGTAAATTTTAAGATCGTAATGATCGTACCTATGTTTGACAATCAGGGTAACCTCAATGGTATTGAGGATTTAGTAGTTGGCGTGTTTAACAAACTAGCAGCCAGCACAACCCTTAAAATAAGCGTTGGCACTATCTCAGCACCAAGCGTGTTATCAGGCGTAGCTGGTGAGATGTTAACAAGTGAGATGTCCGTCTCAATCATGACAAGTTGGAGTTAAAAATGAGCAACATTATAGATGTTCCTTCCGAGGACAAGGCTTGGCTTGAAAAAGTCGGGCAAGTAGCACCACAAACCGAAAAGCCAAAGATCGTAAAGAAAGACGAGGAATAACCAAATGGCTGTATTTCTAAATAACAAAGTAGGCGTTAAGGTTAACACCGTTGATCTTAGCGATTTGACTACAGCTGTAACTCTAAACCGTTCATTTGATGAACTAGAGGTAACAGCAATGGGTGACCTAGGTCACAAGTTTGTAAAGGGTCTAGAGGCTTCCTCTGTAACCCTGTCATTTCTTAATGACACAGCAACAGCTAAAACACTTGCAACTCTACAAGCTGCATGGGGTACTTCAGTAACCTGTGTATTGCTACAAGAAAAAGGCACAGCTGTTGGCGCAACAAACCCACTTTACACTTTCACAGCCCTAGTAAATAACACCACCGACATTAACGGTGCTGTTGGAGACATTGGCACAATAGATGTAACATGGACTATTAACGGTGCTATTACCGTTGCAACAACAGGTACCTTCTAAGGAGAAAAATGCTAGCGTTAAAAATCACCAAGGCTTCAGGTGAGGAATCAACACACGAAATCTCACCAGCGATTGAATATGCGTTCGAGCAAAATTTTCGGGCTGGTTTTCATAAGCGTTTTAGAGACGAAGAAAAACAGTCAGATGTTTATTGGTTGGCGTGGGAGTGCATACGCCGATCAGGCGAAACAGTTAAACCATTTGGGGAACAGTTTCTTGAGACCTTGAAAAAGGTAGAGATTGTAGACGCTGATACCCCAAATGGGTAACGAGGTATGACCTTACTTATTTAATTGCTTCACTAGCAGTTGAGACAGGCATACCTCACAGCGAGTTTATTAACATGGATAGGTCAATGTTCTTAGCAACCTTGGCTTATATGAAAGACAGAGCGCAAAGGGTGGAAAATGCCAGTAGAGGTAAAAGGTCTCGTTGAGACCCAAAAGGCATTAAGGAAACTTGCGCCTGACCTTTACCTTGAAATGCGTAAAGAGATTAGAGTTGCATTAAAAGCGGTATCTGATGACGCTAGGTCTATGGTTCAGCCAGCGGTTTATGGTTTGTATAACTGGCAAGCTACTGGCGCACAAGTTAAGTCTCGGACAGGTCGTGAGCGTGCCTTTCCTAAATATGACCCTAAAGTTATCCGTAAAGGGTTGACATACACCTTAGGTAAATCAAGACGCAACAGCGCAGGGTTTGTAGGTCTATACAGCTTGTTAAATAAGTCTGCCGCTGGTGCAATTATTGAAACGGCTGGACGCTTAAACTTTAACGGAGACAAAGACAGTCAAAGCAATAACCCTAATGCTGGTGAGCATTTTAATAGAGCTATACAGGGTGCATACGGTGGATTTGGCAAGAGTGGTAGCAGGCGTGAGGATAGAGGTCGCCTGATACACAAGGCTTACGAAAGAGATCAAGGCAAGGTTACAGACGCAGTATTTAAGGCAATAGCCAAGGCAGAGCATAAGTTTATGACTACTACTAAAACTGATAGGTATGGTTTAGCAGCATGACAATTAAGTTAGATATTGTTTCCCAATACTCTGATAAAGGCACTAAAAAAGCCCGTAAGGATATGGATAGTTTAACCAGCACAGCCAAAAAACTAGCTGGTGCCTTCGGTGTTGCCTTTGGTATTGGTGCAGTAAAGAACTTTGCAGCTGCTTCAGTTAGAGCCTTCGCTGATGATCAGAGAGCCGCTAAAGCCTTAGAACTACAGCTGATCAACACAGGTAATGCGTTCGCAGTAAAGCCTGTTGAGGATTACATAGCCGCCTTACAAAAAACTTACAATGTATTAGATGATGAATTAAGGCCAGCCTTTCAATCTTTGTTGACAGCCTCAGGCTCAGTCACAGACGCTCAAAAAGCATTAAACATTGCATTAGATGTAAGTGCTGCAACAGGTAGAGATTTAAGAACCGTAAGTTTAGCCCTAAGCAGAGGCTTCACAGGTCAGACTACAGCTCTATCTCGACTAGGTGCTGGCATAGACAAAGCCACTTTAGCCTCAGGTAACATGGATACTATCCTTGATACTTTGTCTAATAAGTTTAAGGGTCAGGCTTCAGCCGCTGCTAAAACTTACCAAGGTCAGTTGAACGCCTTAGCAGTTACCTCAGCCAATGTTAAGGAAATTATCGGAGAAGGCATACTTGACTCATTAGCCTTGCTAGGCAATGACCAATCACTTGCAACAATCTCAACCCAAATGGAAACCTTTGCTAAACAAATTGCTGATGCTGTTTATGGTCTAAGCCTTATGTTATCTAAATTGGAAAAAATTGGTAGCATTATTCCTAAGGGCGAGGCTTCAGGTTTTCTTATGGCTATCCCTGTGCTTGGTGCTTACATTGAAGCCTTATCCAAATATGGTGCAACAGAGCGTGCCAAACTTGCGCCATTTGCAATGAATCCGTCACCACGCTTGGCAGAACGCTTAGCAGAAACAGATAGTAGGAAACAGCAACAAATCGACGCTCAGAGATTAAAATTACAAAAGCAACAGTTATCAACACAGCAAAAATCATTAAAGGTTCAACAAGATCAGGCTAAACTAAAAAAAGGTCAAGGTTTACTTGACATCGACCAAGCAGGTATTTTAGCTGCGTTACAAGGTAAGATCACAGAAAACGAAAAGATACGCCTTGAATTACAGTTAGCCTTATTGACTGGTAATGCTAAAGAGGCTGATCGCCTAAGTAACGCCTTGCTAATATCTCAGGCTCAGACCACAGGCTTAGCTTCATTTATTGCTAACCTGCCCAAGGCACTTAATCCGTTTGCAGATTACCCAGCGTATGTAACAATGGCACTTGCAGAATTGGCTAAGTTAGCTGCTGCTCAAAAAGGATTAGGAGTTCAACCAACTGCGTCAACTGAGGAAAACAAATATCGTGCTATGGCGGCAAGTTTAGAAGCGCAAGGTCTATCCGCTGCTATGGCAGCTTCCTCAATCCGTATGCAAGCGCAAGCAGACGCATATTTCAAGGCTAATCCAAACATTAACCCTATGACTGGTCAAGTAATAAATGTGACTGTTAACGGTGCAACTGCTGGTTTATTAGACGAATTGCAAAATGGTTTGATTAACAACTCAGCGTCAGGCATACAATCTAAACTGAATAGATTAAATTTAATAGACTAATGACATTACCAGCCCAACTTACTGTAACCCTAAATTTTTCGTCGGGTGCCACCTTCGGAAACAGTTTTACCTTAAACGACCCTGTTAACGGTAAACTTGGCTTTGGCGTTCTTTCAGATAGTTCAGCACCAGCATTAGTTATTGATGTGACTGATGTCACACGCAGTATACAAATTAAGCGTGGTCGTAATATCCTCAGAGACACTTACGAGGCTGGAAGCGCAACGGTTAGAATCTATGACCAAAATGGCAGATTCAATCCACAAAATACAAGTTCCGATCTATTTGGACAGCTCACACCGCTTCGTAAGCTAAGAATCTCAGCAAGTTATCTAGGCACTTCGTATTACCTTTTCAGCGGATATACAACGACTTACACCTATACCTACGATCAGGCTGAGCAAGTCTCCTATGTAGATATAACAGCTGTTGACGGTTTCCGTTTATTTAACTTAGCCAACATAACGACTGTTACAGGTCAAGCCAATGGTGATGACACAGGTGAGCGCATAGGCAAGATACTAGACACCGTATCTTTTCCTAATTCCATGCGTACCTTAGATGTGGGAAATTCCCTATGTCAGGCAGACCCAGCAACAACACGCACAGCGTTAAACGCTATTATCAATGCAGAGTTTAGCGAGCAAGGTGCTTTCTATATGGACGCTGAAGGTCAAGCCATATTTAAAAACCGTAACACAGTAGTTGCTTCAGCTGGTGGCACACCTATTGAGTTTAATCAGACAGGCGATATACCTTACAAAAACCTTGCTTTTGCATTTGATGACAAGCTAATCATTAACCAAGCGACTATTACCCGTATTGGTGGTAGCCCTCAGTTTGCTGAGGACGCTGGAAGTGTTGCCACCTTCTTCCCTCATAGCGTTAACTACAATGATCTAGTCGTACAGACAGACACAGACGCTAACAACATAGCCCGTATTTATGTCAGTACGAGAAGCGATACCACTATACGAATTGACTCAATGACGGTTGACTTGTTAGACACAGCTGTGCCTACTGACACAATGCTAGGCATTGACTACTTTCAAAATGTTGATATATCCAATATCCAGCCTGACGGGTCTACTATTACCAAGAACTTGCAAGTGCAAGGTGTTGCTTGGGATATAACCCCTAACCGTTGGTTGGGTACTTTTACCACACTTGAACCAATCACAGACGGGTTTATCATAGGTAACACCACCTATGGTGTCCTTGGTGATGATATACTAGGATACTAAGGAGTAATACAATGGCAGCAGGATTTCCAGTCAAGGCAGATTACGCTACGGGTGATGTTCTATCCGCAGCGAATATGAACGATTTAAGCGGTACGCTTAATTATATTGACCCAACGGGCGAGACTAACGGATATGTTTTAACCCGCAATTCAGGTGCGACAGGTGGATTAGAGTGGGCTGCCGCTGGCACTGGTGGTGGATTAACTTTATTGCAGACTTTAACTCTTAGTGGATCATCAACCACATCTAGTTCAATATCTTCTGCATACAAGAACATTGTAGTACATGTTAAAAATGCCTATGGCAACATTCTAGAAGATATGACTTTGCGCTTTAATAGCGATACTGGCAGTAATTATTACTGGCAGAACATCAACGGTGTTGGCGGAAGTGCTGGGGCGGGCGGTGCTGCTGCTGATAGTAAAATTTATTTTGCACTTCTTAACGATACTTCAACAATCGGAAAGCAAACTAACGGAAGTTTTAGGATTTACAATTACACCGCTACAGATACCGTTTATTATGAATCAACAAGTTTTGCCCGAGATAACAGCAATAATCGTCATATTACAACCGCTGGAATTTATGACAATTCAGCGGCAATATCTACCATTACTTTCTTGGCATCATCAGCAACATTCACAGCAGGAACAGCCTACATTTACGGAGAATCATAATGCCAAAGCCAATTATCCGCATTTACGATAATGACACTTTCATCGACAGAGAAATGACCGCTGAAGAATTTTCTCAATATCAAAAAGACAAAGCCGAAGCCGAAGCCCGCAAAGCCGAAGCCGAAGCAAAAGAAATTGTTAAATCAGCAGCACAGGCTAAATTGGCAGCACTTGGTTTAACGCCTGAGGATTTAAAGGCACTCGGCTTTACTTCTTAAATGAAACCATGGCTGTCCAAATCCGCAGTACAGCTGCGTGAACAGATAGATGATTTTTACCCAAGTCGTAGCAGGCGGAGTGACGGGTGGGTGGCTGATCTGCGCCATCAACAGGCAGGTAAGTCCGACCATATACCAGAGGCAAAGACTGGTGTGGTTAGAGCAGTTGACATTGACGCTCGCCTTTCTGACAACCCAGGGGATTCAGCATATTTGGCAGATCAACTTAGACTCTACGGGAAAAATCATGGACGCATATCTTATGTAATCCATTTAGGCAAGATAGCCTCACCAATACTTAACTGGTCATGGAGAAAATATCGTGGCTACAATTTTCATAATTCTCATATCCATATCAGTTTTAGAAAAGGCAAGACAGATCAAGACAGTACCTTTTTTGACATACCACTACTAGGGGGCAAAATATGAAAACCCAATACTGGACAATACTTAACAGCTATGCAAGATCAGCGTTTGTATGTTTACTTACAATCTATGTAGCTGCACCTGACGCTTCACCTTCAGACATTTGGAAGGCATTTGCTGTGGCTTTTATCGGCCCTATCCTTCGTGGATTAAATCCTGATGACACACAGTTTGGCATAGGCTCAAAAGAGTAATGTCAGCGGTAGATATTGCCGCTATCTGTGCCGCAATTACGACAGTATTTACTGGCTTTGCAGTAGGGCTTAGGTTCTTAGTCAAAGGCTGGTTAAATGAACTTAGACCCAATGGTGGGTCAAGTATTAAAGATCAGATCAACCGCTTAGAGCGGCGTGTTGATGACCTATTTGTCATACTATCGAGAGACAATTAAAACATGGCAGCCAAAAAGAAACCTGCACGCAGAAAAAAGTCAGTAGCTCGTTTAGAGACTACTGCCCTTGACATGCACGCCATTGCGCTCAATGAGTATTTTAGAGCATTACGCAGGGCAGGTTTTACCGTTGAAATTGCATTAGGTCTAATGGATAACAAAAACAGTATGCCTGAGTGGTTGATCCCTACAACAGCTGATACTGACATTACACCTTTCCAAGACGACGACGACGACGAGGACTAACCTATTAAGAAAATTGCGTTCATCTCTGACCTGCAATCCCCTTATATTAATGAATTAGCAGTAAAGTCAGTTGGTCGTTTCTTAGCCAAGTGGCAACCACACCAAACAATTTGTGTTGGTGATGAGATAGACATGCCACAGCTAGGCAGTTTTAATGCCAATACCGTTGATGAAATGGTAGGCAACTTAGATGAGGACAGAGTATTTACCCAAGAGGTATTAACTTACTTGGGAATAACCGACATAGTGGGAAGCAATCATGGAATCAGACTCTACCGATCAATCAAAAAAAGACTCCCAAGTTTTCTTAACTTACCCGAACTCAAATATGAGCGTTTTATGGGATATGACAAGCTCAACATCAAGTTTCACCCATACGGATTTGACTGGGCAAAAGGTTGGCATGTCACTCATG